AGGGAGCGGAGTACTCCGCCAAGCGCTTCGGGTCATGCGATCCGTCTCGCTAGCTCAGGTTCAGCGCCGTGCTGACTGGGCATGAGAGAACTCGACAAGATCACCGTCATCTGTCCGGAAGGTCGTAACCATACGCGAATCTGAACGGCGGAGCTTTGACTTTGCGGTCGTAACGTCATCATCGACAACGTTCGTATCGTCTATCGCAGCTTCCGCTTCGACGGTCTTGAGCACACGCAACTCATCGTGCCATTCGAACGGGCTAATAACCCGACTTCCCTGGTACTCGCGTGCTGCTTCCTTGTCTGCGGTGGACAACTGGCGAATTTTCCATTCGCCGTTGCAATCGTTTCGTACAGCCTGGTAATTCATTAGGCTGCACGGTTCGAGAGTCCACCGTTCCTCGTTCTCTCTCAAGGGTTCCAACTTCTGACGCACGACCACCCTACCGGGCTTGACATCAAGGACGACTGCAGCGCTAGGCTTTGCCTTGCGACAGTAAGTCACCCGTCCGTCCAGGCCCATTGGCTGGTTTAGGTCCCACACCCTCTCCTCGCCTTCATCCGTGGAAGACAGAATGGTCCCGAAGGACATATCTTTCCACTTGGAGCGGAGGTAGCCGGCAACACGTTGTTGCCATGGTGTGAACCTCGTCGTGCAATCAGTGGGCAATACAATCCCAAGGCCGCCCAACTCGGGCGCCGCGTGCATGTTGATCTCGCCACGATGCGTATGAAACGCAATATCTGCGCGAAACATCTCGTGTACGCGCAACAACGTGCGGCGGGGGTCATTTGACTCCGTAATCACGCGGTTGACCTTGGGTGCAAAAGGCATTTCCCTGTTCTCGGGACGCAGACCGACTCGAGCCTTCGTTTCCTCCTGGAAGTCGACTCTTCGCTCCACACTGCGGCCACTGTAAAGTAGGCCTGTGTTGAGGAAGCCGACCTTCTCGAGGCGGCCATCGGTCCGATGCACGAACCCCTCGCTGTTGATGGTGACAAAGTCCGGGCTGATGTAGTTCTTACCAGCGCTGAGTGTGAAGCCTGCGACCTTGGTCCAGTGCTTCCACACGCTGTAGAACTCATCATCTGCTCGGAAGCAAATGTCGTCACCGTTCACGAGGACCGGCAGTTCGTCGATCGAGAACTTCCGACCCGTGTGCTTTTCCAGCGCAATCCAATACGCGCTGACATTGATCACACACAGGATCGGGAATGACAGGGGACATCCCATGAGCTGGCCATTCGTTTGGCGGATCTTATGCTCATGTGGTTTCAAGGCGTTGTTGAACGAGCTTTCATGCTCGGCATTGTAGCGGAAATCACCGCCTTCGCCTCGAACATAATGGATGTCGTGGTTGCCTAGGACAGCCCTCGCGACTTCAGCCTCGTCCTCGGAGAGGCTGGCAGATTGGATTGCCTCCTCGAGACAAGCCAGGTTGATCTGCTGCGAGAGTCCGTCCGTCGCTGCGCTATAGTCACCGGAGACCCACTTGTCGAACTTCTCGAGATCAAGACGCTTACCGCGATTTACAAGATCCTCGAGGTCCGACACCATAAGTGGTCGTCCGGTCAGCCTGAAGGCCTGGAACTTTTGTAATCGTTCCCACATGGCCCTCTGGAATGGCTGCGCTGCGAAATATGGCATACCACTGCCTTTGGTGATCAAGCGGCACTTGAGCGGCTCCAAGATGGCGGCCACAGTTGCTTCGCAACTGCCACCATTCTTTCGGAGCTCGTCCAAAGCCAGCTTGACGGCGTACTGGGGTGTGACGCGAGGCAAAATACCTTCGCGCACCACTCTCCCAGGTTGATCCTCCGTATACCGGACAAGAGGCCACTGCTCACACGAGATTCCCTCGGGAATGTCATCGTAATGACGCAGCTCCTCTAGGAGGCGAGTCCGTACATAACCTGCACGACCGCCCTTCCCGCGCGTGTTCTCAAAACACGCGTTGTAGCCCGGATTAGCCGGTTGATCGGCAAAGTGCCGCATCTTCCGACTCGGATGGAACGCCGCCCACCTTTTGCCCATGCTCGTGACCTCACGCTCTTCACGCCAAATCGCTCGGAACTTCTTACGGAATTCCTCCATATCATCATCTCCGAGCCATGGCAGCGTCTGGGTCAGTGCCGCTTGGTGATCTCTCATCGTTTTACAGATGAAGTCACCGGGAACTTCGGCACAGCCACGCTTCACACCCTGCAGAATGGACCACATCACTTTGGATGATCGGACCGTATTGGAC